AGGTGTTTACACCAAACCGGGTATGCGCAAGTCGCTCTTTGAGTCCATCAAGTCTCAGGCTGTGCAGGGCACGGCGGCAGGGCAGTGGAGCGCGAGAAAAGCGCAACTTCTTGCAAAGAAGTACAAAGAGCGTGGCGGTGGCTACCGTGGCTAAAAATCCGCAGCAATCTCTCAAGGATTGGACTGCTCAGAAATGGACAACACGAAGTGGTAAACGATCTTCTGACACGGGTGAAAGATACCTTCCAGAGGCTGCGATCAAAAGTCTCAGCCCTTCTGAGTACGCTGCGACAACGCGTGCAAAGCGTGCTGGGAAAAAAGCCGGAAAGCAATTCGTAGCGCAGCCCAAGGGCATTGCCAAGAAGACTGCGAGATTTAGATGACCACATCTGGCGTAGCCAATTTCAACCTTGATCTCAACGAGATCGTCGAGGAGGCGTTTGAACGTGCCGGTTCTGAACTTCGCACTGGCTACGATCTACGGACTGCTCGTCGTAGTCTTAATCTGCTGTTTGCTGATTGGGCTAATCGTGGCATCAATATGTGGACTTTTGAGCAAGACCTTATCACTCTTGCTACAGGTCAGCCGACATATGCTCTACCGGATGACACGGTAGACCTGTTGGAGCATGTGATCCGCACGAATCCGGGGCAGACCAACAATCAGGCCGACCTGACCATCACCCGGATCAGTGTTTCTACTTACGCCACGATCCCCAACAAGTTGATCCAAGGGCGTCCGATTCAGGTTTACATCCAACGCCTGTCGGGGCAGAACTCCCTTCTTCCCGGGCAGGTGCAGGCAACGTTCAACTCCGCAGCCACGAGCATCCCAATTACCTCCCTGTCTGGTGTACCAAATGCGGGTTTTGTGACCATCGGGTCGGAGTTGATCTTCTTCAACGAGTATCAGGAGGCATCTGGGGGTAACCCGGCTTATCTCCTGAACTGCGCCCGTGGGCAGGGTGGGACGACTGCGGCGTCGCATTCGACCAATGATCCGATCTACCTGACCCAGAAGAACTCCATCACGGTCTGGCCCACCCCGAATCCCGGTCAAACCTACCAGTTTGTGTACTGGAGGCTGCGCCGGATGCAGGACGCAACCAACTCGGGCATCAAGAACTTTGATGTGCCGTTCCGGTTCCTGCCCTGTCTGGCGGCAGGTTTGGCGTATTACTTGGCCCTCAAGATCAAGGGGTCGGAGGAGCGGCTTCCCATCCTCAAGCAGCAGTATGACGAGGCTTGGGAGTTGGCGGCGGCGGAGGATCGGGAGAAGGCGGCTATCCGGCTTGTGCCTAGGCCCATGTTCTTGGGCGGTGGTAGCGGGGTGGGCTGATGGGAAACAGGTTCGCATCAGGCAAGAACGCGATTGCCCAGTGCGACCGCTGTGACTTCCGATTCAAACTCAAGCAACTCCGCAAGGAGATCATCAAGACCAAGAACTACAACCTCTTGGTCTGCCCCCAGTGTTGGGATCCTGATCACCCGCAGTTGCAGTTGGGGATGTACCCGGTCGATGATCCTCAAGGTTTGAGAGATCCCCGCCCGGACAGGAGTTATACCCAGTCAGGGAATACCGGGTTGCAGTTGACCAATACCACCGCAACAACCAAGGACGGGGTTGGATTGCCTTCTGAGGGCAGCCGAGATTTCCAGTGGGGTTGGAATCCTGTTGGAGGTTCTAGGGCAAATGATGCAGGTTTGACGCCAAACTACTTGGTATTAAACGTGCAAATCGGTACAGTAACGATTGTGGCGACATAGGAGCAAAACATGGACGCGAAAAAGGCGGTTCGTAAGCACGAGCAGCGTATGCACCCGGGCGAAAAGCCCACCTTTGCCAAGGGTGGCAAGACCAACGAGCAGATGCGTAAGTTGGGCCGCAACCTCGCCAAGGTTGCCAACCAGAAGAAGTCGGTGCGGAAAGTCCGTGCCACGGGGATCTGACATGCCAAAGTTCAGCAAAAAGGTTATGGGCAAAGAAGTCGGCTCTGCCGAGGTCTATGCCGAGCCGCACACCATGACTGGCGGCAAGGTTGCTCTGGGCAATGGCTACACGGCAGAGCCTACCAAGGCCAACCGTGTAAACATGTCTGTGGGCAACATCAACCGGGACGGGTATGACCCCCAACCCAAGACCTCGGGGATCAAGACCCGTGGTAATGGTTGTGCCACCAAGGGCACGATGGCTCGGGGGCCGATGGCGTGAACTACACCGAGTTGCAAGCGGCAATTGTCGCCTACACGGAAAATCAGGATTCGTCCTTTGCGACGGAGATTCCTGTATTTGTCCGTCAGGCGGAGCAGCGCATTTACAACTCGGTACAGTTTCCATCCCTGCGGAAAAACGTTACTGGATTGACGACGGCCAATAACAAATACCTCCAATGCCCGACAGATTTCCTTGCCGTATATTCAATGGCGGCAATAGATGCGACAGGGGCGTATGAGTATTTGTTGAATAAGGATGTCAATTTCATCCGTCAGTCGTATCCCAATCCAAGCGAGGACAAGGCAATTCCCCGGTATTACGCCCTGTTTGGGCCGAGGTCGGATGACGAAAAGGAATTGAGTTTCATCCTTGGCCCGACCCCGGACGCCCAGTACACCGTTGAATTGCACTATTACTACTACCCGGAGTCGATCACCACGGCAGCCAGTGGCAGAACTTGGTTGGGAGACAACTTTGATTCTGTCCTGCTCTACGGCTCTCTGGTTGAGGCGTACACCTACATGAAGGGTGAGACCGACATGATGGCGCTGTATAACGGGAAGTACAACGAAGCCTTGAAACTTGCCAAGCGTTTGGGCGACGGTATGGAGCGTCAGGATGCCTACAGGTCGGGTCAGGTTCGGATCGAGGTGACCTGACATGCCGATTCAGCAGGGGGCTACAAATGCGTTCAAGGTTGGGCTTGCCACCGGCACGTTCAACTTTGGCACTGACACATTCAAGATTGCGCTGTATTCTGGTGCTGCCGACATTGGCCCCACCACCGGGGCGTACACCACCCTCAACGAAATCACGGGGACTGGGTATGTGGCGGGCGGGAACACCCTGACGGTGGACGTTGCTCCGACCACCGGGAATGTGCCGTCAGACACGATTGCCTATCTGTCATTCAGCAACACGACTTGGAACCCTGCCGCGTTTACATGCCGGGGTGCGATCATCTACAAGTACGACGGCTCAACAAACCCATCCGTTTGCATCTTGGACTTTGGGGCAGACAAGACCTGCACCACATCGTTTGAGGTGCAATTCCCAACTCCCAACAACACTAGCGCGATCATTCGCATCGAATAGGAGTCATCATGTCCATTGAAAAAGCCAAGGCCACCGACATCGCCGCAAGCGGTCTGGTTGCCAACACGGGTGCCTCCGAAGGTGCCAAGGCCACCGGCAAGTATGTTGTCGAGTGCTTCGACAAGGACGGTAATCTGAAGTGGGTTGCCGAGACGCCCAACCTCGTGGTCAATGTGGGCCTTCAGTACATGGCAGGTGTGGCGCTGACCTCTACTGCGCAAAGCACCACTTGGTATCTGGGCCTGTACGGCGCTGCTTCCTCCAACAACCCCGCTGCCGGTGACACGATGGCTACCCACGGCGGGTGGACGGAAGTCACGGACTACAGCGAGGCAAACCGCCCTGCTGCCACCTTTGCTGCGGCGACCAACGCCAACCCTTCTGTGGTGACCAACACCGCGAGCAAGGCTGTGTTCTCGATCAACGCCACGACGACTGTGGGTGGAGCGTTTTTGGTGAACAACAACACCAAGGGCGGATCGACGGGTACGCTGTTCTCGGCGGCTGACTTTCAGTCCCCCGGTGATCGGTCGGTTGTCAGCGGCGACATTCTGAATGTGACCTACACCTTCAGCCTGTCTGCCTGATTCTAGGGGCGCAAGATGGCGTTCGTACTGGCAGATCGGGTTCAGGAGACGACCACAACCACGGGCACAGGCACCATCACTCTAGCGGGGCCGGTGTCCGGGTTTCAGGGTTTCTCTGCCGTTGGTGACGGGAACTCGACCTACTACACCATCTCAAACACTGCTGCGGCGGAGTGGGAGGTGGGCATTGGCACCTACACGGCCAGTGGCACAACCCTGAGCCGAACAACGATCATCTCGTCCAGTAACGGGGGCAGCGCCGTAAATTTCAGCGCAGGCACGAAGAACGTCTTCTGCACCTCCCCCGCGAGCAGGTCAGTCCTTGAGTCTGACACCGGCTACATCTACGCTGGTCTGCCAAGCACCAATACGGGCTTGGTGCCGATGCCGTATGTCTACAGGCTCAACAGTGCAGTTGTTGGGGCCAACGTCAATACCGCTCAAAAAATCTTTGGTGTGGGCGTTACTCTGGCGAGCAACACAGTCTACGCATTTGAGATTCGCGCCACGTTTCTTAAGACGGCAGGGACTACAAGCCACACCATAGGTTTTAGTTTTGGTGGTACGGCCACGGTGAACAACATCATCAACCACATCCGTGGTTTGTTCTTTGCCGGTAGCGTCAACACGTTCATGGCGTCTACCAACTACCAAGCAAACATTGCCACCGTCACGACCAATGTGACTGCGTCTGGAGCGGCGGCTATAGCGGTGCTGCTTTACGATGTTCAGGCCCGGGGAACCGTCAGCATCAACGCAGGTGGGACATTCATTCCCCAGTACACCTTGAGTGCTGCGCCGGGCGGTGCCTACACCACCCAGATCGGTTCCTATTGCACCTTCTACCCAATTGGGGCTTCCGGCAGCGACACCAATATCGGTGGGTGGGCCTAAACCGTGTTTGGAATTGCTCCATTTGCAGGGGCAGCGTTCGGTGCCACAGGCGCTCCGGCATCCACGGCGGGTGAAGGCGGGTGGAGTTCCGGCACTTGGGGTCAAGCCGGGTGGGGGATGTCGGTCTATGACCGCAGCATTGGTGAATCCTCGACCGGCGCTGACTCGATCTCGGCAGACATTGGAGCCGGGGCAATTGAGTGCGTTGTGCTTGAGTCCGCCACAGGCGCTGATTCAATCTCCGCCCTGTTCAAGCCAGAAGCCGCCGTAGCGGAGACGGCGTCCGGTGCAGATTCAATTGCCGCATTGTTTAAACCCGCAGCGGCGGTGTCTGAAACGGCCACGGGGTCTGATTCCGTTTCTGGAGTAGTTGAGATCTACGGGGCGGT